GCAATTTTAAAAGTACAACCAAACATTCTTAACCGTGACCAGCCCTGGTACGGGACATGGATTTCAGCTGTAAACGACAAAAGCTATGGTGCGGCGGTAGAGCTGATCAAAGAATTTGAAGGTTGTCATTTAACTTCATATTTGTGTCCTGCTGGCATACCAACGATTGGTTATGGAAACACCCGGTATCCCGAAGGCCGAAGCGTAAAGCTCGGCGAAAAAATCAGCCAGCAAAGGGCAGAAGAAATGTTGAACTTAGAGATACAACGCACCGCAGACATTCTTGAAGTTGACATACCGTTTTGGAAAAGCATGAATTCCAACCAAAAATCAGCTTTGATCAGCTTTGCCTTCAACCTTGGAGCGTATTTTTACGGTTTACCAGGATTTAGCACAATCAGCCGCGTATTAAAGAACCACGAATGGGATCAAGTCCCAGATGCTTTATTGCTTTACCGAAACCCTGGTTCGCATTTTGAGGAAGGGTTACGCCGTCGTCGTATCGAAGAAGGTCGTATTTGGTCAACGCCGTAATTTTTCTGGCGTTACCATATAAACAGCTGCAAGTCAAATAGGTTGTTGCAGTTTATGGCGCGGTGGTAGTGGACCACCAGATCGACGGGACCGAGCTGGTTTCCCGTAAAAAAGCCAAGGTGCGCTTTCGTGACCATATCCTGCAGCAGTGGAATTACTGCTGCGCCTACTGCGCAGAGCCGCTAGGAAAGAACGCAACGCTAGACCATGTAGTCCCGAAATGGAAAGGCGGAATAACAGAACAGCGCAATTTAGTAGGCTGCTGTTTCTCCTGCAATAGCCACAAATCAGGCCATGACTGGCAGAAATGGTACAAAGAACGGGATTACTGGAACGAAGCCCGCGAAGCCCGCATTTCAGAATGGATGGAACAGTGAAGCACGTCTGCAATGGTACGTGCTTTTTGTTCGTTAGTAGTCTCTACGCACAAGCCACCGCCGAGCGTGCATACTACGAACCACTGTTCAGGTAACCCCAGAGTCTTGCTCATACTCTGGTCCGTTAGACGAATTGCGGTATATACGTTCTAACTGGTTTGCCACAGGACTACTACCGCCAATGGGCATTCCATCAAGAGGATCATTAGCGATAAAAAGCAACGGCCCATCCATTTCTTTAACGGCGAGCATACCAATGCGCGGACTGCGCACCAGTATGTGAAGAGCCATACGCTCGACCCAATTCAAAAAGACAACTTTCATAGGTTCAGTGTAGGAAAAACAGCCTGATACACCGTTGGAAAGCACTGCTTAAACACGGCTGCACATTTAAAAGCGACCTGCCGGTGTTCGAGCTGTGTATCGTTATCAGCCCGCAACTGGATGTAATGCACCCAAGACCTTAGTGTCCCCTGCATGTAAAGGGTAGTAGGAGTACAGAGTGGCAGGATGCGTCTAGCCGTCTCCTTGGCAACGCCCCGTTCCAGTAAGGAGTCATAAAACAAAAAGGCATCAGCAATGATGCGACCAGCACCCGCTTGGAAGTTTTCTTGATGCTGTGGGTGCAGATCACTGATGCTGTTCTGTCGATTTTTAAAATCTTGCCGCCGAAAATAGGGTATCTCAGCCGGTTGTGTCTTGCTGTATCGGGTAGAAAATTCCTGGAACGAAAATGACCGATGCCGCAGTATCTGGGCTGCAATGTCACGTTCGGTATCTATTTGAACGCACATGTTTGCCATCTCAAATGGCGACCAGTGCTTGTGCTTAACAAGGTATTTAAGCAGCCCTGGTCCGGTTTCCCAATTGTCTTCATTGCTGGGATTGCTAACACGTGCCATGCGCACGATCAGTTTTTCAGCGTCTGGAGTTGCCCAGACCAATTCAACATTGCTCATGAATAAAGTGCAGAGATCAGACGTTGCACCACACTTTTTTTAGCGTGGTAGTGGGTTTTGCAGTAAACATGTCCCTGATCCACAGGGATTTCCACAGAGTAAGACAGTGCGGAACATGCGCTACATTTTCTAACCCGTGTCATAGCGACTTCATGCGAAACACGGGTACTGATGACTTTGACCACACCTCTACCTGAGGCACCACATTCAGGACATTTCATTAGAGAGGCCCGCAAGTGCCAAGCTTCGCAAGCACATGAAGTTTTCTTAAGGCCTTATGGTATCTTTGCCTTACACGTTCTCTGGACATACCCAAGTCTTTTGAAATTTTTATGTAGGTCTGTGCTTCGCCGCCATCAAAAGCAAAAACACGTTCAACGATGGTGCGATCTACAGGGCTTAAGGACATCAACAACCTGTCCACCGTATCACCGCAAAAGAGGTTGTCAAGTTTGTCCATGGGATGTTCCCCATCACTAATAACCTCAATCAACGAATGTTCAGAATCCAACCCAGTTCTAGGTTTATCTAAGCTAAGGCAATCCTCACTGCGTTCCAGGTACTCCCGCAACCGCTTAGGGGATGTAGCACAGTATTCTGCGCTTTCCTCTAAGGTGGGCGGCCTACCGTGCGACAGCTCAAACTGGGGTGCCCACTGACGCAGTTTTAGTAGTATTTCCCCGGCATGGGACGGTATGCGAATCATCCGGTCGTGGTAACTCAAATAGCGACTGATCGCCTGCCTGATCCACCAATAAACGTAAGTAGACAAGGCGTAGCCACGCTCTGGGTCGAACTTTTTAATGCCGTGAGCAAGCCCGATGTTTCCTTCTTGCACAATGTCAAACATTTCTGTGCGCCTGGAACGTAATGTGTAACGTTTTGCAATAGAAACCACAAGCCTTAGGTTGCAGTTAATGAGCTTTTGGTAGGCGCGCTTACCTACCTTTATTTGTTTTTCGGTCGGGTTTTCAGCTGTAACCCAAACCTGAATCTGTCGCGCCAACAGTATTTCTTGCTCTTTGCTCAAGAGCGGATACCGGACAATGTCCTTCAGGTATTCACTAAAACCGTCCATCAGTAAGAAACTTCCACAATGCTTGGCACGCAGCCCATACTGTCTTCGAGCATACGTGCCACCTGACAAGCTTTATCAATAGTCACATAAGAGCAAGCGTCTTCTGCTATGAGCGTCAAATAAATACCATTGTTTGCAGGAAGTTTTTCGTAGTAGGCCGCAAGGTAAAAAGCTTTACCTTCGTGTGTTGTTTTAAGTGCGTAGCGAGTCATTGGCTGGTAAGTATCAGACCCAGGAAGAGTAGCACAGTACAAATCCTTTTACTCGGAATCTTGAGGAGCTTTACGTGACTTAATACGGCCTTCCACACGTTTACGAACAGAAGCCCGCCAAGCAGCTTCATCCTTAGCCACTGCCTCGTTATAAATTGCAGCCGGGTATTCCCGTTCCAATGCTTTGTACACCGCGCCGCGAATCCAAGCGGTGGGACGTGTGCTAGCCTTTTCAGCTAAGTCAAACAGTAATTTCGCCCTATGCGGATCAAGAAGGATCTGCATATAGGTTTTATTTCCGTGCCGAATCGCCATCAAGTAGTAGCCCAGTAGATTTCAGTCTAGCATTGTGCTACCAAAGAATGGAACTATCGACATGCTTACGCCAGCCAGTCTGCTGATCCTTACGAGCTTTTGTGCGCTGTTTACGGCAGCCTCGCCTTATTTCCCTAGCACCTTCAAGAAAGTTAGCTGCGCGGAGCAAATCTGCAGTGGTGGCACGCGCTATCTCGTACTGCAGGAACTTCATGATTATCTGCCGCCCTGTTTCCGGTGGCATAGGCAGCATCCATCACTTCCGCAAGACTACAGTAATAATCTATTTCCTGAGGGGTACGGAAGGACCATCCGTTGACTGTTCGATAGATGCTGACCATGCTGCGCTACTTATTAATGGATCTCGGACCAACGCTTTCCTATAGAAGGTTCAGCTAGAGGCGGAATGTCTCCCAACCACTTAGCTTCGGCGCTTTCCATTACTTGTTTTAGCTGGTCCGCCCACTGCTGAGCCTTTTCTTCACGAACAAGTAAGAGAATTTCATCGTGGATGCAGCCCGCGATTTTTACTTCCTGTTCACCAGCTTCTAGAAGCTTTGGCCAGAGGTTACCTAGGGCGCACTTAAGGATGGCCGCACCAGCTCCTTGGATTGGAGTGTTGCACCTTACCGTAAGGCGGTTCATGTCACCTGGCAGAAAGCGCCGCATATCAGAGCCTGGAATACGAATTTCGGCCCACCGATTACTTGCTGTCTTTGATGCGTCTGCAGCATTCTGGTTTTGCCACTGCTTTACACCTGCATAAGTATCCAGCCATTGGTTACGAATTGTTGCAGCTGCCTCCACAGTCATGGTGACACCAGAGCTAGCAGCGTAATTCCGCAAGCCTTTAGCACCCGACCCATATAGCAAACCAAAATTGGCGCTTTTCGCGATCTGCCTAGAACAACCAATTGCCTCAGCGGTAACCGTATGAAGGTCTTCACCAGCCTGGAACGCCTTGGTCATTTTTTCATCCTGCGCCACTGCTGCAGCGAGTCGAAGTTCCATCTGACCAAAATCCGCATCCACAAGCAACCAACCATCAGGAGCCTCAACACATTGCCGAAACTCCGTATCACGGGGAATCTGCTGATTATTCGGCTTAATGCAGGACATACGGCCTGACTCCGCTCCAAGCTGCAGGTAGCTGGCACGTACAAAGCCATCCGGGTCCATTTTTTCAAGGATCCCTTCAGCCATTTGACGACGCTTTTCACTTTTCTTCCATGCCAAATAGGTCTGTATGACATGGTGGTCCGCAGCGTAATCCTGAAGTGCTGCCCTACTAGCACTAGGCTTACCTGTTTTATTGTCCTTCGGCACTGTCCCTAGAAGTGCTGTGAACTTTTCTAACAACTGCTTGGGACTACTTAAGTTGAAGCCTGCCTCTAGTTTGGTCCCACGACGAGCATCACCCGTAGCTTTTGGCCTGAGGTTAAACGTTTGGGGCGCAGTCTCAATCTGTTCAATTTCCGCATACCACTTTTCGTAGTCTGAGTCTTCGTGCCCCATTTGCGTGACAAGGTCTCGAAGCTTTGAAAGTCTTTGAGTATTTGCTGTTTCTCTTGGGAGCTTGTGTTCTGCCGGAAGCGCATTATCAAGTTCCCGTAAAAAGTCTCTACCGAGCGCATTAATGTCGTGTTGGTAATCATTACAAAGCTGCTCAAGACTGGAACGGTTCCAAGGAAGCCCGGTACGCCACATTTGGGCCATAGCGGGAAGTGCTCTGCACTCTAATGTGTAAGCTTCGGAAAGCCTTGCGTTTTGTAGTGCTGCTGTAAGTGGATAATCCAGCTGCAGCAGCACCTCAACATCCTTAGCGGCATAGACCAACTGGTCTCGACTTAGGACTGGAACGCTCCAATCAGACCGCTGCTGTTCCTTGTCGAGTTCAATTTTGAGGACACGTTTGGCCACATGGGCTAATCCGTGTCTGAGGTTAGGCGTTCCATTGTGGTGGAGCTTACTGGCAAGCATGGTGCAACCAATTCGGCCCCGCACATAGATGCCATGTTCTTGAAGCCAGCCAAGGTCAAACACTGCGTTATGGGCTAACCAGTAACGGTCTCCATTGGTAAAGAACAGGCGGAGCTTTTCCCAGCCTCCTGCATCTAATTCAAAGCAGTCAATGATGACAATGGTTTTACTAACTTCGCAACCCAGCTGGATCAAGCGAAGTTTGCCGATTTCAGGCTGTAGCTGGAGCGTTTCCGTATCGAAGGCGATAGAAATCGATGTCGAGATCCGGTGTAGATGCTCGACACCAAAAAACAAGTTGTAGTCAGACATGGGTGGTCTTCAAAGAAGTGTGTATTCAGGAAGTGGGCCTGTCCATTCGGACTCGTGCTGGCCGTCAGGACTGTACCAGCCAGTGTCATCAATACGCCAGCCAGCTGTGCAACGCTTTAACGCCTTGTAATTTTCCCAGACAGGTTCCTCAGGAAAAGGATTTCCGTAGTCGTGTTCCCAGTCGTGTTCGCTGATGCCGGTGGGTGTGTACCAGCCACCTTCGTCAGCTTCCCAGCCTTCTGCGCTGCGCATTTTCCAGAGCTTGTCTTGATCAGCCATAGCGGCATCAATTTGAGAGGCGTTAACAGCGTAGTTATCGAACCAAGCAGCAGCCCGAAGATTGTAGGCTGCGGCCTCATTCTGTAAGTAGCTTGGAACGTTCTTGAGTTTTACGCTTGCAAAGGTGCTGGTGTCAAATGGGTGTGTAGACATGATTAAAGAGGAAAGGTTTCGTAAGAGGTTTGCAAGAGGTTTTTGATTATTACCTCTAGTTCTGCAACCCTATCAGTGGAGTCAAGGTCGCAGATAATTGGGACTTCAGCTGTAAACCATTTGTAACCACAGCTGGGGCATTTACGGCCCCGCACAATGCTGCTTTCAAAACGGGGTTTAGTTTGAGTAACCCACCGATCACCTTTTTGCGGTGATCGGTTGCAGTCTGGGCAATTCATCTGAGAGGATCGTCATACGGATTAAGTTCAAATTCTGAAATCAAACGGCGTAAGTACCACTCCGCTTTACGGAGATCTTCAACGCCATTTTTTTGGCGATACCTCCAGGTGTATTTGATGCAATTGCCGCGCAGATACCCAATAAATTCATCGAATGTCATTGCGGCCTTGATTGCTTCAATACACTCCACGCCGTTACTGCTTTGGTAGTGCGCTGGAGCGTTAACAGGATCAGTCATCGTCAAAAGTGATTGGCGGAATAGCGCACCAGTCAGTAATCCAGGGAAGCATACGCTGCACCTGTTCGCGTGTTGGTGCGTTTGTATGGT